CTACCGCCGCCTCAAGGACGACGTGTGACAGGAGACGATGGGGCCTTGTGGGGGCCGAAGGTCATACCCTCCGCGGTGCATGCTCCTGTGGTGCATCGTGCCCCTACGACTGCTCTGGCATCGAGTTAACTCCATCCTTCGCCCGCTTCCCCCCCTTCCCTCCTGGGACTACTGATGACTGACGCCGTCCGCCGCTTTTCCGAGCACCTCGCGCCCATCACGATCGCCACGACCGAGACGCCGCCGGAGCTACGCCGCTTGGCCGTGCGCCTCGTCGCCGAGATCGGGCCGCATCGCACCGCCTACCTCTTCGGCGTGGCCCGCAGCACACTGGACAACTGGTGCCGCCGACGCCGCTGACGGGCCGCCCTCCGCTCCCCACGACTCGACCCTTTCACTCCACCCACCAAACCGCCTTCCGGCCCATGCGCCACAAGACCGTCAAGACCTCGAACGTCGTCCGTTTCCTCTCCGCCGTGCGCGACGCGCACGGGCGCTCGCCCAACGAAGAGGGCATGATCTACCTCGCCGGCGAGCCGGGCGAGGGCAAGACGACGACGATTTCCTATTGCTGGAATACGCTCGGTGGGGCGTACCTGCGCGCGATGCGGCACTGGACGCCGCTGTCGATGCTGCAGGCGCTCTGCCGCGAGCTGGAGCTGGAGCGGAGCGGGCGCACGGCGTACTGCTTCGAGCGCATCACCGAGGAGCTGGTCGCCCGCGAGCAGTTCACGCTCTTCGTCGATGAAGTCGATTACCTCTTTTCGAGCGCCGATTTGCTCGACACGCTGCGCGACCTGTACGACGTGACGCGCACGCCGGTGGTGTTTTGCGGGGAGGACAAGAACGCCAAGCGCCTGCAGCAGAACGACCGCTTCAGCCGGTTTCGGCGCCGTTTCCTGCGGTGGGTGGAGTTCGACGGCATCACCGAGGAGGACGCGCTGAAGGTGGCCGGCGAGCTGGTGGAGGAGACGAGCGTGGCCGCGCCGCTGGCGAAGGCGGCGCACGCGGAGGCCGCCGGCAACATCGACGCGCTGGTGAGCCGGCTCGGCGAGATCGAGCGCTTCGGGCAGCGCAACGGGCTGGAGGAGGTGACGCGCCGCCAGTGGGAGGACGCGCAGCCCGAGCAGGGGCCGGGGAGCGGCGGGGCGGTCTCGCTCGGCGCGCCCCGCTCGAACGGGCACGCGGCGGCGAAGCGGGTGGCGGGCGCGTAAGGACTCCTTTCGCTCTTTCTCGAAAAAAACTGACGAGACGATGCCAAAGATCGACCCCGACGCGAAGACCGACCGCGAGCGCGCCTGGGAGCACGTGAAGCAGCGCCGCACCTTCTGGGTCACTGACTTGGTGGAGGAGGTCGGCATGTCGCGCTCGAACGCGCAGCGGTTCTGCCGCGAGCTGGAAAGGCGGGGCGTGCTGGAGGGACGCCGGGAAGCCCGGCCGAGCGGTACGACGGAGAAGCGGTACCGGCTGGCCTGCGTCCCGAACTCGCGCCGCCCGTGGCTGGGCGATCCCGAGTCGCTGACGTGGCAGCAACAGGTGTGGAACACGATGCGCATGATGCGCCGCTTCACGCTCGACGAGGTGATGCGCGGCCTTTCGGAAGACCCCGGGGCCGCCTACGACACGATCCGGCGGTGGGCGAAGGTGCTGGCCGAGGCGGGCGTGCTGCACCGGCTGGGGCGCGACGGCGACGGGCGCCACATCTACCGCCTCGCCGCCCACGGGCGCCCGGAGCCGCCCACGGTGCGCGCCGGCAAGGTGCTTACTGACGACGACCTTTCTTCTGACTGACCCCTCCCCCTCTGCAAACGATGAGCGACAAACAGCAGTCCCCGACCGGAGCCCACTGGCGCGAGCTTTTGAAGCGCGCGGTCGCCGAGCGCGGCACGAGCGCCGTGGCGCGCGCGCTGGAGTACAGCCCGGCGGTGGTGTCCCAGACCCTGAAAGGCCAATACGCCGGGCGCGTGGACCGCGTGGCCACGCGGGTGATGGAAGTCTTCGGGCAGGAGGAGGTGGAGTGCCCGGTGCTGGGGACCATCGCCCGCGAGCGTTGCGGTCGCATCCGGCGCTCGGATTTTCGCGCCACGAACCCGACGCGCATCCAGCTCTGGAAAACCTGCCCGACGTGCCCGAACAACCCCGACGCCGGGGGTTGACGCCCGGTTCTTTTCTTCTCACTCACCCCCGCATCCTCTACCATGATGCCTCTTCAAGACGGACTTCTTCAAGACGGACTTCTCGTCGTTCTTTGCGCCGCAAGTTTCGCGCTCCTCGCGTTCGGGTTGTCGTCGCTCATCGAGATGCACTGGCGGAAGGGTACGAACGCGCGGCGGCCGGAGGAGCGCTCGGGGGCGGACCTCTCGGCCGAGCGGTTGATGGAGCAGCGCGAGATCACGTACTGGGCCGAGCGCTACGAGCAGAGCGGCGCGTGCGCGCTGGGGGGATGCTCCTTCGAGGAGTACCTGCAGCGCCCGCATTACTACGAGAGGATCGCCGCGGCGCGCCGTGATTTGCGCCGCCGTCTGAAGGCCTCGGTGCGCGCGCCGGCGCGGCGCAACTGAAAGCCGGGCGACCGACCTCATCTGCACTTCATTCGCTCACGACACCTTCCGGAGCCATGACGCAGAAAGAGCAGGTCCTCGACCACCTTCGCAGCGGCGACTCGCTGACGAGCATGGACGCGGTGCGCCTTTTCAACATCACGCGACTGGCGGCGCGCATCTACGAACTGCGGCAGGACGGGCACCCCATTCAAGACGAGACCATCGTCAAGCAGACCGCCGACGGCCGAACGCAGAATTTCAGCCGCTATTATCTCGACGCGAGCGACGGGGCCGCGAGCGAACCGTCCGCCGACGAAGAGCCGGAGCAGCAGGCGTCCTTCGGCGACCTGGCCGTCGGCGCACGCTTCGAGCTGGACGGGCGCGAGTGGGAGAAGCACGGGGCGTTCCGCGCCATGTCTCCCAGCGGCCCGGGCGGCGGCTTTCGGGAGGTGGCGCCCGGGCAGACCGTCACGATCACGGACGTTCAGGAAGGCTGGGTGAACGGCGACAAGGAGGTTCTCGAACACACCGAGCCGGAGGACGCATGAGCACCAATTGACCCTCTCCCTGTGATGCCCGAAGAGACCGACGTTCAGGAGACCGAAAGCGAAGAGGAGCCGACGCCGGAGCAGCTGCGGTGGGCAGGCCTCCAGCTGGAGCGCCTCGAGGCCGAGCAGTGCATCGTGATGGTGTCCGGCGATGACGATCAGCCGGAAAAGGCGGCCCGGGCGCTGCGCGACGCCGCGAAGGAGAAATGCCTCGCGCAAGTGGCCATCGTCGAGGCGCCGCGGCGGGACCGCTTCGGCGTGGAGCAGGTGAAGCTGAGTGCGGAGCTGAAAGGGGCGCGCCGGCAGCTCCTCCTGGGGCGGGCGCAGCGGCACGGGACGCGCGACAGCGCGCAGGAGGTGCTCGCGGCGGCGCTGGAGTCCATCGGGCGCGGCGACGTCGGCGTGGCGGTGGTGCCGATGGGCGTGGCGCTCGACGAGGTGAGCGAGGACGTGATGCGGGAGCACGGCTGGGTGCGCGCGAGCGAGATTACGGAAGAAGGTGAGAGCAACGCATGAAATGGTTTCAGGAATACGTGTCGGCATGGGCGGAGGAGACCTTCCCCGAGGCCACGCGGGAGAGCGTGGCGCATCACTTGGCCGAGGAGGTGACGGAGCTGCACGACGCGGCGCTCGCCGGCGAGCGCGAGGCGCTTCCGGGCGAGGCGGCCGACTGCCTACTTCTTCTGTTGCACCTGGCCGAGCAGGAGGGCTTCGACCTCCTCGACGCGGCCCGCACAAAGCACGACATCAACCGGCGGCGCGAGTGGGGCGAGCCGGACGTAAGCGGCGTCTCGCATCATCTCGGCGACGATTGCTCTTGACGGTAGAGGGGGACCCCTTTCAACCAACCCAACTGATTTTTAAACGATGAGTAAAGCCGCCTCAAAAGCTGATGACGAAGCCTTCCTGAGGGGCCTCACGCAGGAGCAGTCCGCGCGGCGCAAGCGCGACCTCGCGGCGATCCACACGGCCAAGCGTAAGCTGGGCCTCGCGGACGGTCAGTACCGCGACCTGCTGGAGGCGTGGACGGGACGGCGCTCGGCGAAGTACATGCGCGCGAAGGAGCGTGGGGACGTCATCGAGAACTTCCGCAAGATGGGGTTCGAGAAGAAGGGCGAGCAAGGCGACGACGCGGCGCCTGAGGAGCCGGACGACGAGGGGCGCCCGCTCCCGCCGGAGGCCGCCCGGGCGGACGCGGTAGAGCAGGCGCAGCACAAGAAGATCGTACATCTTTGGCGGGCGCTCTACCAGGCGGGCCAGATCGACGACCCCACGATGAGCGCGCTGTGCAGCTTCTGCACGCGCCAGACGGGCATCCAGCACGTGCGCTGGCTGCCGCCCCGAGACGCAAATACCGTCATCGAGTCCCTCAAACAATGGATTCAGAGAGAAAAGACGACCCGGAATTAGGCGACGCGCCTGGCGCGGACCCCCTCGGCGAGGAGCGGATCGACGTGTGGGAGGCTTTCTGGTCGCAGGCCGAGCCGGAGGACCTGCCCGACGAGCTGGGCGAAATCGCGCTGGACCGCGGTATGGGCGTGGCGCGCTACCTGGCCGAGCGCTGGTCGGGCGCGCAGCCCTACATCAAGTCGAAGTCTACGATCATCCGCGACTTCGTGCGCGAGCGCGTCGAGGAGGAGTTTACGGGCTTCAACGCCGGCGCGCTGGCGGAGCGCTACGGCATCGACCGCCAGCAAGTCTTTCGCATCCTGCGAGGTGACGCATGACCCACCCCATTCCTTGGACGCCCTACTTCGGGCACTACCACAAGATCGAGTACGACGTGCAGCTCGCCTCCGGCGAGGTGGTGCGTCGGTGCTGGCCCAATGGCGGCGATTTCCACGGCTTCGGTGGGCGCGTCGTGAGCGGGGACGAGGTGGAGGCGGTGCGGCCGTGGCTGCCGGAGGCGTTCCTCGCAAAATGTTCTGCAACGGATGCTCAAGAGGTGCACTGATGGAAGACTACCGCTACGTCTACACCGGGTCGAAGCCGGCCGAGCGGCTGGCGGAGGCGGGCTTCGACGTAGAGCTGCGCAAGGGGGAGCGCTGCGCCCCCGTGCGGCGGCCCGACGGGCGCGTCGTGCGTTCTACCGACGCGGGCGTTGCCAATGCGCTCGTGGACTTCGAGTATGGGGGGCGCGAGACGGTGAGCCCGCGGCGGCTGCGGCTGTTGCGCAAGTGTCGGAAAACGTTTCTGGTGGCCTGTTCGAAGGGCAAGCGCGAGGGCACGCACATGGCGGCGGACCTCTACACCGGCGATCTCTTCCAGAAGAGCCGGGCGTACGTCGAGGAGCGGAGGACGATTTCGAGCCGTTGGTTCATCCTGAGCGCCAAGCACGGCGCGCTGCCGCCGCACGAGCCGCTCACTTCCTACGACCGGGCGCTCCGCGACTGCTCGGCGGCCGAGCGGCGGGCGTGGGCGAGCGAGCTGGCGGAGCAGCTCCTGCGCTGGACGACGCGGCGCAACTACTTCGTCGTGCTGGCCGGGCGGCTCTACCGCGAGCACCTGCTCCCGAAGCTGCGGGCGGCGGGGCACCCGTGCTCGTTGCCACTGGCGGGGATGGGGATCGGAGAGCAGAAACGCTGGCTTCTCGACCATACTAACGGTACCGACCGATGACCGACTACCCTGTTCTCACGCCAGACGACCGGATGCCCTTCGGGCAGTACGAGGGCGACCCCGTCTGGCAAGTGATCCAAAACGACCACGAATACGTCACCTGGCTCATCTACGAGGCAGGCGTGGACTTCGAGCTCGACGACAAAGCCTACGAAATATACCTCGCCGTCAAAGGACCCGATTAAGCAGAATGACATAGTTCAGCCGCGGTTCGCCGTCGGCTGCAACGACGGATTCTGTGTACCGCTATTTTCTCAAACTCGTACAAGACGATGAAAGACATTGTAGTCACGACGCCGAAAACGAGAATGGAAGCAGCTGCTCGCGAGGCGAAAGAGGCGCGCGAGACGATACAGGCGGGCGGCGAAAGTTGGTATTTTCGCAATCTCGGCAAAGGCAAGCCGAAACACTTTTTCGAGGGCGGGCGCGTCTACTACGTCGAAGACGGTTGGGTGAGAGGATTTGCGAAATGCTTTGCACTCACACCCGACCCGAAGGGCAAAACGTGCGTGACGACAGGGCAGCGATTCAAGCCCGGCTGGTACGCCTGTATGGACCCGAAAAGTTGGACGTGGATTCTGCCGATTGAGATGGAGGGCTTTCAGGGCTGGCGGTACTGGAAGGTGCACCCGCGGAAAATCTCGCCGGCTGGTGGGTGGCTTGCTCCGAAACCCGACGTGCCGGAATGAAGGCGACAGACAGGCCACCAACGCCCGCCCGGTACACAGAATCGCAAGCTCTGCGGCGGCTCGCCGTCCGCAGCAGCGGAGGTTCTCTCGCGCGCGGCTATGTAAAACTTTTTTAGGGCTGCCGTACTTCGCGCGCTACAATGGGCACTCCCCGGCGACGAGCATCGCCGAGGGGTGCCTTTCCTTGTTCGCGCCTGTGGCCATGCGCCTCGCCGACTCCATCATTTACCGCGACCGCGTGAGCGCCCGCTTCGCCGAGGCGCTGGTGGCGATGTGCGGGCGCCTCGGCGTGAACCCCGATTACATGATGGCCTGCGTGGCCTTCGAGACGGGCGGGACCTTCGACCCGGGCATTACCAACGGCGACGTCGTCGTCTGGACCGACGGCGAGCCGGGCGGGGACTACCGCCTGCGCCGCCGGCCGGGCAGCTCGGGGACGGGCCTCATTCAGTTCATGGCGCGCACGGCCCGCGGGCTGGGCACGACGACCGGCGCGCTCGCGGAGATGACGGCGACCGAGCAACTGGCGTGGGTCGAGAAGTACTTCCGACCCCACGCCGGAAAGCTACGCTCGCCCGAAGACGTCTACATGGCGATTCTCTGCCCGCGGGCCGTCGGCCGCCCGCTGGGTACGGTCATCTATACCGACTCGAATGCCTACCGCGCCAACATTGGCCTCGACGCCAACGAGGACGGCGCGATCACGAAGCGCGAGGCGAGCCGCCCCGTGCGCCGCCTCTACGAGCAAGGGCTGGACGCCCGGCGAAGCCGGGACGCGTCCGGGTTGCGCCGCACGCCGCTCGAAATGCTCGACCCGGCTCCGCCGGTGCCGCTCGACGCGCCCAGCCCGCTCGACGCGCTCGACTTTGCAGCCCCCTCTTTTCCGTCGAACACTCGTTCCGCAAACCCCACCCACGCCGTGACCCAGAAGACCAAGCTCAACCGCTCTTCCGCCGAAGACATCCAGTCCGGCGGCGTCTCTTCCGAAAATGCCGAAGCCGGCATCAAGGAAACCCTCGAAGTCGGCGAGTTCCTCGAGACGTTCGTCGTCGGCCTCGTCGAGCGCGTGCGCGACGGCATCGGCCCGTCCGACGCGGTGATGCTCGTTCTCGACGAGGACATCCGCTCCGGCGCGATGGAGGCGGTCGCCGGCCTCGGCGACGTGCCCGGCGAGGTGCTGGGGATCGACCCGGCGGAGCTGGACGCGGTCGTCGGGCGCTTCGAGCAGGCGGGGTTCACCATCGCGCGCGCCTTCATCGGCGACGCGGACGGGGAAGAGACGGCCGGCATCGAAGAGATTCTGGACGTGCTCGACTTCGCCGAGCAGTTTCTGTTTTTCGTGGTCGAGTCGCTCAAGGACGGCGTGCAGCTCTCCGATGCTGTGGAGCTGGCGCGGGATGCGGCGCTTCAGGAGGCGGCGCTCGACGCGGTGGAGGGGGCCGCGCGCATCCCCGTGGAGGCGGCGGACCTGGGGCTCGACGAGATCGAGCAGCTGACCGGGCGTGTGCGCTCGATGGGCTTTCGCTTCTACCAGGCAGTGTTGCGGGAGTAAAACCGGGCGCTCGCGTTTCGCTGTTCTGCCGCTCCTTCTTGGCCCCGCACTTGTGTTCAACTGGCAAGCGATCGTCGCGCTGACGGGGATACTCTTCTTCTGCTGCGGGACGCTTTTCGGGGCCATCAAGTGGCTCATCGACAAGAACATCCATCAGCTCCAGGAGCGCTTCGAGAAGCTCAACCTCAAGATCGAGCGCGTCGAGAAGCGCTTGCAGGATCGCCAGGAGGAGATGGCGCTCAAGATGGACCAGCGTGAGCAGCGCTTCGACCGACTCAAGGAAGACTTCGCGGACTTTCGCCTCGACGTCGAGCGCGAGAAGGTCGATCACGACGACTGGGTGCGCGTGGAGGGCGGGCAGAACATCATGCTTCAGCGCATCTCCGACCAGATCAGCGAGCTGGCCGTGGAGATCGGCTCGCAGGAGACCGTGGCCGACCAGGGGGCGCCGTTCCCCGACTCGGCGCATCCCTGACGCGGCCCGCGCCCGACCTTTCCCGATTCGCATTTCCCAGACCGACCGTTCCCGCTCCATGCCTGGCAGCCGGCTCGAAAAGCACCGCCGCGAACAAATCCGCGCCTCCATTTTGATCGTGCTCGATGTGGCCCGCCCCGTGGCCACGGGCGAGCGCACGGTGCACTCGGCGCTCGGTGACGTGGACGATTACGTCGGGCAGGGTGAGCTGCGGCGCGCGCTGAAGTACCTGGAGGACAAATCCCTCGTCGAGATCGACGAGGACAACCCGCACCAGTGGAAGCTCATGCTCACCTCGAAGGGCGTCGACGTGGTGCAGAAGACGCGCGACCTGCCGCCCGGCATCGGCTCTATCGACCTGGACACGATGAAGTAAGTGCCCGCGCACAAGTTTGCGGGCAGGACGGCGGACCGTGGACGGAGGACGGCGGACGCGAGATCGGTCTCGCCCATCGTTTTCCGCCTATCGTTCCGCTGGTTAAATACGCGATAACTTTTGCACCGGCAAGAAGCTTTTCCCCTCCGCTACCATGCCGCGTCCCTCGAAAGTCGAGCAGTTGCCGCAGGAGCTCCGCGAGGAGCTGGACGAGCGTCTGGTGGACCGGGGCTTTAGCGGATACGAGGAGCTGGCCGAGTGGCTGGAGGAGAACGGGCACGCGATCTCGAAGAGCAGCCTCGGGCGCTACGGCAAGGGCTTCAAGGAGCGCCTGGCGAACCTGCGCGTGGCCAGCGCGCAGGCCAAGGAGATCGTCTCCGCGATGGGCGACGACGAGGGCGCGATGGGGGAGGCGCTCACCTCGCTTGCGCAGGAGAAGGCGTTCCAAGTGCTGATGGACATGCAGGCGGGCGAGCAAGACGTGCCCATCGACCGGCTGATGAAGAGCATCGCGAAGCTGGGCTCGACGGACGTGCAGCAGAAAAGCTTTCGCATCGAGGTGCAGGAGCGCGCCGAGGAGGCCGCGCAGGAAACGGAGGAAGTGCTGCGGGAGGAGGGCCTCAGCGACGACGTGGCCGAGGGCATCCGCGACAAGATTTTGGGCATCACCGAGTAACGGCTCTTTTATGGCGCGCCGGCAGCCGGTACCGGACGAGCAGGACCCCGCTCTCGCGTTCGACGCGGAGGGGGCCGAGGAGCGCCTGGAAGAGGCGGCGGCGGGCGCGCCGGATGCGATCCTGCTCCCGTACCAGCAGGCGTGGGTCAGCGACGACGCGCCGGTGAAAGTGCACGAAAAGAGCCGCCGCATCGGGATCAGCTGGGCGGAGGCGGCCGACGCGGCGCTCTACGCTTCGCGCTCGAATGGGGCGAGCGTCTACTACATGGCGTACAACCAAGACATGACGCGCGGCTTCGTGGAGGACGTGGCGTGGTGGGCCGGCTGGTTCGACATGGCGGCCTCAGCGGTGCAGGAGCGCGAGGAGGTCTTTCAGGACGGCGACAAGGAGCGCTCGGTCAAGGTCTTTCAGGTCGAGTTCGACAGCGGAAACGTCGTGCAGGCGCTCTCCTCGAACCCGCGCAACCTGCGCTCGAAGGGGGCGCCGGGCGAGCGCGTCATCTTTGACGAGTATGCGTTTCACGATCATCAGGGCGAGCTGCTGAAAGCGGGCATGGCCTTCCTCACGTGGGGCGGGCAGGTGCGCGTGATCTCCACGCACAACGGCGTCGAGAACGACTTCAACCAGATCATCCAGGACGCCCGGGCGGGGCGCAACCCGTACAGCGTGCACCGAGTCACCTTCGAGGACGCGATCGAGCAGGGGCTGTACCGGCGCATCTGTCTGATGAAGGGGGAGGACTGGAGCCTCCAGAAGGAAGTGGAGTGGGAGGCGTCGATCCGCGAGTTCTACGGCGACGACGCCGACGAAGAACTCGACGTGATCCCGCAGCGTTCGGGCGGGCGCTTTTTCAGCCGCGTCCTGGTCGAAAGCGTGACGGACGAGGACATTCCCGTCTGTCGGCTCCAGCTGGAGGACGACTTCGCGATGAAGCCCGACCGCGAGCGGGCGACGGCGGTGGCCGAGTGGCTGCGCCGCGAGGTGGAGCCGGTCATAGGCGAGGCGGTGGCGCCCGGCTTGGCGAGCGTGATGGGGGCGGACTTCGGGCGGCACGCGGACCTGTCGGTTTTCTGGCCGGGGCAGGTGCAGAGCAATCTGACGCGGCGCGTGCTCTGCTCGGTCGAACTGTCGAATGTGCCGTTTCGCGAGCAGGAGCTCATCCTCGAGTATCTGCTGGGGCATCTGCCGCGCCTGCGGCACGTCTCGCTTGACGCGGGCGGGCTGGGGATGCAGCTGGCCGAGCGGGCCGCGCAGCTCGTCGGCTGGGTGCGCACGTCGCAGATCAAGATTGACAAGGGGTTTTACCAGGAGAACTTCCCGCGCTACAAGAGCGGCATCGAGGACGGAAAGATTCTGCTTCCGGCCTCGGCCGACGTGGTCGGCGACCACATGGACGTGGTGCGCGAGCGGGGCGTGCCGAAGGTGCCGGCGCAGCGCCAACGGCAGGGCGAGAAGGGGGAGGGGCGCCACGGCGACGCGGCCATCGCGGGGCTGATGCTGTGGCACGCATCGGAGCAGGAGGGCGCGCCGCTGGAGGAGTGGGAGAGCACCGGCGCCCGCGCGACGACGGGGGCCATGCAGGACTTCGCCGAGGGCGGGCGGCAGCGATTGGGCTTCGGAGAGGAGGGCACGATCGAGCGCGGCTGGGGAACGGTGAGCGGGCCGCTCGAAGGGATGCAGGGGTTTGCGTAATGCAGCTTCAAAGAGATGCGTCTTCCTGATGAGTGGGAAACGGCCAGCACGTTTAAGCACCCCGTAAGCGAATGATTGTAGACCACAAGGGAAAAGCTGTCGGCTTCGCCGAAGACGGCGAGGCCGCGCCGGAGGAGCCAGTGATGGACGAAGTCGCCGCGGCGGGCGGGGACGACATCGCCGGCGGCTGGGTGGGTGACCTGCAACCCTTTCAGGACGCGATCCTGGCCGGGCAGCGCGAGGGCCTGAAAGGCTACAAGCGCGTCAAGATGGACGGGCAGGTCAAGGCGCTGATGCAGCAGCGGCGCACGGCGGTGCTGCAAAACGATTGGGTCGTCGAGCCGGGCGGGACGTCGGCGAAGGACGAAGCGGCGGCGGACTTCCTGC